CGAAATCGCAGCTGTGGGCACCGATGCCGCACGAAGCCGGAGGATGCCGGCACGGCTTTCGGTCGCAACAAAATTTGCCGCTCGTGCAACTGCGCTGCTCGCCGGGACAACATCCACCACCACGCTATCTGCCGCCGTCAGACCATCCACCTTGATGTCGATATACTTCGTATACCCGGGGACGCTGGAATCGGACTTCCAGCCGGTGACAGGGATGGAGAACGAAACGAATGTTGCCCGGTCTGCTTTCAGTCCGTGCATTTCTTCCAGTGCAGCAGCGGCGGCAGATGCGACTTTGGCGGTAGCATTGCTGGACTGGGATGCAGCGCTGCGGAGCTGATCCAAAGTTGTGAGCGCATTGCTCAAAGAAGTCACCTCCCATAAAAAAATAAGGGGCAGCGGTGAATATTCTCCGCCGCCCCTTTACTCATGAGATCTCAGAGGCTTACTCGCCGTAAATCTCTGCCAGCATCTCGGACACCTCGGCATCGGTAGCCGTATGGTTCGCAATGGCCTTATCGATGGTGGTATCCATGCCGTCCAGCTTGGTCTTATCCGCAGCGGACATCAGGCCAGCCTTGGCAGTGGTCGCCTCGTCATAAGTGGTATCCTTCGCAGGGATGCCCAGCTTGGTGATGTCATCCTTGGTCACAGGAGCGGTGGCGGTCACATGGCCCTCTTCATCCACAGTGGTCTTGTACAAACCGCTGGCAGCAGCGGTGTGGGTGGGATGGACATACTTGTTTGCGCCAGCCTCAATGCCGTCCAGCTTATCCTTGAGAGCCGCAGTGAAGTTCTCGTCAGACAGACCCTTGCCCGCTTCTTTCTCCACATAGCCAGACAGGTCAACGAAACCGGCCAGCACATCATACTTGTAGGCATCGCCGACCTTGACCACCACGACATTGGTGCCCTTGGGATATTTGTTGCCCGCACCCTCAACGAAGTTGTTGGTGGTGGTGAAAGCATCGGTCACGTTGTAGACGTTGCCCAGAACGTTCTCAGCCAGAGCGGGCAGCGCAGAAAAGACCACAGAGCCAGCGGGCTTATAGACAGCGCTGATCTTGGCGTTGATCTCGTCCTTGGTGTAAGCGTCGGTGATGCCGTATCCACCCAGAGTAGTGGCCTTGTCGGCCTTTGCAGCCAGAACAGCAGCCAGAGCGTCGTCGAGGTCAGACTGGGAAATCTTCGCCTTGTAGGCCAGTGCAGCCAGACCCTTGATGGCGACATCGGTACCAGCCACGGAAATGCTACCGTTCTTGGAGCCGGTGGCAACCAGAATGTCCACCATCTTCTCAGCGATGGCCAGGGCAACGCCGTTCACCTTAACGCCCTCCAAGACGTTGGCCTGTGCGCCAACATCCTCCAGAGCCTTGATGCGCTTGTTCTGGGCCTCGTCAACGGCCTTCTGCTTCAGACCCAGCTCCTTCAGTGCGCCCAGCTTCGCGAGCTTTTCAACATTGTAAGCCATAATAAGTATCCTCCGTAAATTGTTGTTTGGTGTTTATTTGTCGTAGATTTCGGCCAGCATTTCGGATACATCATCCGTAGCTGCCATCTGGTCTTCGGAAACTGTGGCGTGGACAGAAATAACACCGTCTTTGGTCACTTCCACGCCGTCGCCAATTTTCACGCAGCCCAGCCGGTCACGGGTCGCAATTACCAGTTCACCGGTGCCACCTCCTTTCCCGAACAGAGTGACGACCGCCTGAATATCAGCTTCCGGGATGCGCTGAGAGAAAAAGCGAACAATACCGTTCAAAGTCTCGCACCCGTTCAGGACACCCGCCTTGTTCGAAATAGAAAAGCAGCTGGCAGTTGCGGAACCGCTGGGCCAAAGCTCAGGGGTGCAGTCTGCCAACTCTGCATCGTAGGTATACGCATACGGCATTTCGCCCTCGCTGTCCGATACGGCTTTCCAGCCGTCCACAGAAAGGGTCAGGTCGTATTTGCCATAGTAGCCGCCGGAGCTGCCGCCACCACCGCCGCCGCTTTCCTTGATAAGCTCTTTGACCCTGTCTTCCGACATGATCTGGCCGGATTCCTCCAGCTCTTTCAGAGCCTTACTGGTGGCTTCGGTGATGATTTTGGCATGGGCATCCGGGGCATCGTTGTGCTGTGAGATCTCCTTCAGCACCATTTCCCGCACCATCCGCATAATTGCTTCAACCTGCGGGTCAACGGTGAGCGAGATATTGGCTTTGGTCGAAACGGCCAGCAACACAGCAATTTGGAATTCATGGTCAGCAGTACCGATGGCCGGGATCTCGACGCCCCGATCATCCTGCATCAGAAAGAGCAACGTGTCCTCCGGGTCATCATTGAGGCGGCCAAACACGCCGATTTGGTGCATGAAGTACGGTTCATCTGCACCGCCCGTCCAAATGCTAACTTTGCGGGCTTTTTCACCCTCATATTCCACGGTGTCGATGCCCAGCAGTTTAAGCTCATAGGTATCACCGCTGACTGCCGTTTCCTCGGACAAGTCGGTGTCAACGGTGCCCGTGCCGCTTACAGCACGGGTGATGGTGAGCGCACCGCCCGAAATGGACTCGGACAACATCGCAGCACCGGCGCTGGTATATGCATATTTTTCCCAGCTCATAACGATTTCCCTCCTAACTTGATGGTGACGGTTTCATAGGTCTGCGCAGGTCTGCCAGATGCAAGCGCCTGTGCAGACACAGCCTTGGCGTGGATAGTTCCGGGCAGCGCAATGGTCGTTTTCATCCGAGTTGTGCTGACCGCACCAGCGGCGCAGGCGTGTGCGCTGACTGCCCGCGGCTCGATAACACCCGGCATAAGAACCGTGTAGGACATCGTTGTGGCGCAGGGAATCGCTGCAACATAGCACGCTTTCGGCTCCGTTTCCGTGTAGTAAATGACGCTGTCCAAATGCGACCGAAGATTTTTGTAGCAGATGATTTTTTGCAAAACCTGCTGATGTTTGTCCTCATTGATTGCAGCGAAATCAACCGTGATACGGAGTTTGAAGTGGTACGGATCGCCGCCGTACTCAAACCACTCCAAAACTTTGGGATTGGGATAAATCGCAGAAATGGCTCTTTCAACAGCCGCTTTTGTGCCACGGTGCCGGTGAACATAGAAGCTGTCCTTGATGGTTTTTCTTTTTTCCTCAAGGGTGTAGGATCTATCGTACCAGTCCACGGCGAAGTCACGAGCCAGAATGTCAAGCAGCCATTCGGGCAGTTCGTCGATGCGGGTATAAATCCGCAGGGAGTCGATTTCATCCTGCCGGGATTCCATCACCTTGGCTATGGCCTGTCCCAGAGCCACCGTCTTAGGGTCTTTTTGGAGCGCAATCGGAAACTGCTGCATCATGTTGTCAGCAGTCAGGCCGTGGTTACTCATCCTCATACCCTCCGCTCTTTATCGTCACCGTGCCCAACTTTGCCACTTGCGGAACCTTGTCGTTGCGGTCAAGGGATGGCGCACCGTCTTCCAGCGGAGTAAAGGCGGGCTGTTTGAGGTCTACACGTTTGATGCCGGCCGAAAGAAGCAGATACCGCAGCCTGTCAGGGTTGATGTCCCTGCCCATCTTGCCGGACTGCCAGCGGATGTACCGCTGCACAGCCTCATTCACGCCGGACTGAGCTTCACTTGCGGAAATGCTTCCGTCACGGGTCAGGTAATAGGTCAGGTCGATATCATAGGGCACTTCTTCCGGGTCGCCGGAGATCACATAGTCCGTCAGCGGCCGGATTTCATCCGGTGAGCAGGCCGCAACCATGGCACGCTTGGTTTCTTCGCCAGCCACGCTGCCATCGTTCATGACGGCATACAGGCAAACCGTGCCAGGGCTGGGCGAATTTGCAACGACATCTGCGATTTCCGTGGAAACCCTCTTTGCAAAGTATTTGTAGGCACCGATTGGGCCAGCATCAGACCATGCACTCTGACTGTCACGCATCAGCTCATAAAATTCCTCGTCGTCCGGGGCATCAGAACCGTTTGCGCTGACCGTGATATTGGAGCAGCCGGAGTAGTAGTCGTAGATGTCAACAGCGGTGTGGATGTCCCCCACAGCATAATCATTGCCAGCCGTGCCCACGGTCTGGCAGGTCACCTGAACATCCGTGTATGTTGCGCCGATGGGAACGTACTCGTCTGCGGAGGTTTCCCAGTACAGGGCTGCATTGTCGTCTGTGACACGGGTGCCGGCCGGAATCAGCACCGCCGTCTGGCGGGGCTCGCTGATGTAAAAGCGCATGGTGCAGGTCGCCGCCGTAGGCTTGGGGCGCTCCTGCAAATAGAACAGCTCGGCCAGGCCATCCAGATACTCGCCCTCTGCGCTGCTGGGCAAGTTTTGGCAGCCTGTCCAGTTATTCTGGGCACGCTCGTACATGATGGCATCTTCGACCCACGAAATGAAAAGCCGTTCCGGGCTACCGGGCATCACAGTTTTGCCAAAGAACTGCTCATATCCTGCGACAAGCAGCCTGTCCAGCTCATCCATGTCCGTAGACACGAACTCGTAGGTTTTACGCACTGATGCTCACCTCCACGACGGGCAGCATCCGCCCGGGAGTGTCCGGGGCTTCCTTGAAAGTAGTCCCCATGTAGGTGGCACGAGGTTCAAACCGCTCGATGGCCTCCTTGATGGCAGCGCAGAGCATAGGCTGCGCCACATTTTCCGGCCGGTCGAGAATGTTCGCAATATCAATGCCAAATTCCCGGTAGCAAGGCACTGTGCCTTTCGGTGTAGACAGGATGACGGCGATGTTCTGCAGAACGCTGGTCACGGTATCCTGCTCCCCAAGGGAAATGGTGGTCAGGTCGTTTGCCGATACCAAGTAGTTGCTCACAAAAATCACCTCATTCTCTCTGATATTCCAACAAAGAAACGCTTGCGGTAATCCATGTCGGTGTACCGAAAGCGTCTGTGTGCAGGGTCTTGAATTTTACAGATTTGATAACCCACCGATAGCTGCCATAGACCACATTGCCGAGAACGAACGGCAGCGTTGTCCCATTGAGGACGCATTCTTGCAGTCGTTCCCGCTCTTTGGTTGGATTCACGCCGAGGTATGCGGCCAGTTCAATGTCAAACGTAATTGTTTGAGCATCGGTGCCTGTAAACTCGGTCAGGGCCGGGCCTCCGGCGCGCTGGTGGGTAGTATATCTGGCAGATACATTTTGCACCATGTTCTTGATGGTCTCGACATGGCTATCGAACACGGCAAAACTGATGTCTCCGAGGCAACCGACAATCACGGATAAATCCCTCCCAGCACGAAGCCATCAGCATTGAAGCACGGGAGGTACAAGCAGACCACCGTATCATCAATGGCCGGCAGCCACCACACCACATGGGACTTGTGCTGATGGTTTGTGGAGTTGTCCGCCCCGATGACCTTTTCTTCCTCATCCCAAATCTGGCGTGAGCCATCCATGGTCGTTTTGATCTCAAGGTTGTAGGGGCTGGGGTGGATATACTGGTGATTGTGTTCGCCGGCTGACTCCGTATAGACAATGGCTTTGTAGTGCTGCATCACCGGGAGCCAGCCGGACGTGATGCCGGTGTCCTCAAATTTGCAGCGGACAAGGCGCTTTTCTTTGTTCACATCGGTGACTTTACCGAGGCGAACGTCAACAGCGGTGTTCATCAGTACCCTCCTAAAACATGACGGCCGGAAACCTGCGTGGTGTACCCGCCAGAGCCGGTCACGGTATGCTTGGCCTGCTTCACGATGTACTTTCCATCCCACGGCCCGAAGCTCTTGGTTTCAAACGTCAGGCCTGCAACCTTGCCCGGGTCGCCGTGGTAGGTAAAGCCAACCTGACGCTCAAACTTGTTGTGCAACCGGAGCTTTTTGGCAGCCAGTTCTTTGGCCTCGGTCTTGCTCGTGACCGGGGCATAAACTTCCAGCTGCTGGTTGGTTTTGCTCTTGGCATCGTAGTCCTTGACGTAGGCGATACCCTCAATGGGCTTGCCGTTCGGCCCAACATAGGACACCCGGCAGGACGCATACTGCGTTCCGGCCTGGCCGAGCGTGTGGCTCCACTTGATATAGCTTTTGTCGTCTTTGGTGACAGTCCATGCAGAATCTTTTCCCTCGTATTCTTTCTGGTCGAAGATAACGAGTTTGCCGTCTGTGCATTTCAGCGACAAGCCGGCATCATGGCACAACTGCGACAGGAAGTCGATGTCAGAGCAGCGGTACTGCTCCACACGCTTATACTCAGGATCCTTTTTCGCAAGGAACTGGGACTTCATACCGTTCTTCTTCGCCATTTCATTGGCGATGCCGGATAACTTGTACTTTTCCCAGCCCTTGCTCTGCTTGGTCTGCCGGATCTGGCTGGTATAGGGCAGCCCCGTGGCCTTTATGGTGATAATGTCGGGCGGGCCGGATGCTTTTATGCTATCCAGCTCAAACTCCCCGCAGTCCAGCGCCTCATCCTTTCCGTCAGAGTGCCAGTTACAGGCCGTGATGGTAGCCCGGATTTTCAGGCCACCTTCACTGCTGCCGGAAGAACTGCCGCCAGATTTACCGGAGATCTCGCTGGCATCGACCCAGCCATAGACCCGGGACGTTCCGTCCGTGTGAATAACATGGTACGGGTGCAGCGCGCCCTGCTTGATGATGGTGATCTTGGCCGGGCCAGCCTTTGGTGTTCCGTTTGCCTTTTTGTCGGTAGATGCCTTGTAGTGTGGACCGCCAAGGAACTGCACCACGTCACCAACCTTGTAGCCATCAGAAGATGCGGCCGACACATCGCCGTCCAGCATCTTCTGGAGCCAGTCGGTCATCCAAACGCCCTCCCGGTCTTGGAGTTTGATCTGCAGGTCGTCACTGGCATCTTCCTCATTATCGGTAAATGTCAGCGACAGCATGTAGGGCTTGATGCTGCTGGTGATGTCCACGCCGTCAAACTCCACAGTACACTCGGCATGGCGGGCGGTATTTTCGTCGCTCATGTGACCACCTTCTTCCACGGGGGCAAGGTAGAGCTGGTTTGTGTCTCGGTATCCGGGAGCGTCAGAACGATTCCGGCCGGGAACACAAAATAGCCCAAGTGCTGCGGATTAGCAGCCATCAGGTTGGGAGCATAGGCGCAACTGCCGAGCTGCTTATAGGCCACGCTGTCCCAGCGGTCGCCTTGCACAGTCGTATAGGTTTTACTCATGCATACCTCCCTCTGAAATCATCGTCCTCTGCATCTTTCACGATTTCGAGGACAAGTTCTCTCAGGCTGTCATTCTGGGCATTCAGGACGTTTTGCAGCTCGGCAGTATCAGATATACCTGAGATATGGTAAACCGGCGAGAGCGATATAGGAACCGTGCTGCGTGCTGAAGAGGAGCCGTTGCTCTCTGGCAGCTCAGCGCTCATGGGGGTAACGCTTGCGCTCTCCATCTCCCGTCTGGTTTCCGAGGCCGTCAGAACAGATTCCCCGCCGTTGAAGTAGACCAGCTCCGGGCCATGCTCACCAACGAGGGCAAAGCCGGGAGCCGCATCTTCCGTACCAACAGCATATCCGGGGATTCCGTGGTTGACATTGTAGCGCTCGTTGGAGCCTGCCAGCGCAGTAGAGGCCGCCGAGGCGATTTTGGCATAGGCTTCCTGCACACGGGGCATCATGCTGGATGCGCCATCGATGAAGCCCTGAATCGTCTCCTTGGCGCTTTTCGTGGCCTCGTCGCTCATGTCCATTTCCGATACGGTATCGGCTACGGTCTTGGCGATTTCGTCCATAGAATTGCTCATGCCGGTCTTGAGGTCGGCGATAGATTCGCTGGTGGTATCCTGCGCTTCTTTCAGTGCAGCATAGTTCTCAACCATTTTGGCGAGATCAGCATCCGAGGCCGAGGCCATACCGGCAATCGCATTGACGGATTCCTTGCTGCCATCCGCAAAACTGGCGATAACTTCACTCAGACCGTCGATGTCAGCCGCCCGTTCGTTCAGCTTTTCGAGGTTCTGGTTGTAGTTGTCCCAGTAGGTGATCTGGCTTTGCAGTGCATTGTTGATGGATGTAGCGGAGGTCGAAACGACCTTTTCCGCAGAATCCCACAACGCATACTGGCCGCTGATGCTGCCGTAGGCTTCATCATAGGCATCCTTGTAGGCTGCAATGATGTCCTGAATTCGAAGCTCTGCATCAGAGATGGCATTCGCCACGTTCTGCTGCTGCGCTGCAACATCGTCTGCGCTGTCGGCGGCGGACTGTTGCGAAGCATTCAAGGCATCGACTGCGGCGCTGGCCTCCTGATACTCGGCCTCGGCGGCATTGATAGCCTCCTGATCCTGCTCTACGGCGGCGGTGTAGTTCTCGACCTCCCGCCGGGCAGTGACAAGGTCATCCGAGTACCCCATGTACTCAGTGCGCAGTTGCTGCACATCCTCGCTCATGGTGCGCCACGGCAGATTTTCTACCGTGCCGTAGGTGAGCTTGAACTGCTCATCCGTCAGGCCGAGGGTGGTCAGCAGCTTATCGTAGGCAGCAGACATGCCGGCATTGGATTTTTCAACCTTTGCCTGCGCAGTCGCCAGCTTGGTTTCGTTCTCAGCGCTCTCAACCAGCACATTGTTGTACTGGTCATAGAGGGTGTTCAGGTATTCCTGCCGGGCCTGAGCCTTGGCATCTGCTACATAGGCATCCGTATGCTAGCGCAGCGCAGCGGTGCAGCCCTTGATGGAATTGGTCTCAAGGTCAATATCATCCGCAAGGCTGGGAACCAGAACAGACAGCCGGGCCAGCGTGTCGTGGTATTCGGCATTTCCGTCCGTGTTCCCATTTGTGGCGGCCTCGATGGCCTCCAACTTGCTGATGTACTGGTCCGCAACGCTGGCGGTCGCTGCCATGTTGGACAGGGTGGAATCGTAGCTTGCGCTTGCTTCTTCCATACTGTCGCCCATGTCACGAGCGGCGCTGGTCAGTTCCTTTACAGAGGGCACCGTCGCATCGGCCGCACCAGACAGACCGGCAACGACCGTGGCCAGCGCCGTGCCCGCCAGGGCAACTCCGACCAGCACCGGGGCAGCCGGGCCAAGCGTGGCAGTAAACAGCCCCATTGCGGTACTGCCCACCTTGATGGCGGTCGTGACCGCAGTCAGCACCGCGAGGAAGCCGCCCAGAGTAACCGTGCCGGCTGCAACGCCATTGACTACGCCGGGATTTTCTTCTACAAATCCCTGCATCCAGCCCAGGACTTCCGCGCCGACATCGTACAAATCCGACATCACCGGGGTCAAATCCTCGCCGATGGCGATTTTTAGGCCGTCTGCTGCGGACTGCATCAGCGTCAGTCTGCCATTCATGTTGTCGAGCATGGTGCCCGCCATTTTATCGGCAGACCCAGCGCAGTCGTTCAGAGCTGCGGTGTAGTCCGCAAAAGACTGCCCGCCCTCGGCTGCGGCTTCGCTGCACCCGGCCATGATGGTTTGCAGTTTGGAATACTGGGTCGTGCCGGCAATGACCTTTGCGAGGTTGGCCTGCTCTTGGTCGGTCAGGGTGTCCCAGATACCGGCCATGCCTGTGAGGATGCTGGACAGGCTCTGCATATTGCCGTGTGCGTCATAGATCTGCACACCGTATTCTGCAAGGGTGTCCCCGCACTCTTTCGTGTTGGTGGCAAGGCGGGTAAAGATGGCGTTCAGGGCTGTGCCAGCCTCGCCGCCCTTGACACCGGCGTTGGCCATGGTAGCCAACACAGCGGTGGTTTCCTCGACCGAGTAGCCGAGGGACGTAGCGGTAGCTGCACACGCCTTGTAAGCCTCACCCAACTGGATGACATCCGTGTTGGAGTTGGCCATGGCGTAGGCCATCACGTCCACAAAGTGTGTGGTGTCGGAGGCTTTCAGGCCAAAAGCAGTCAGGTAGTCGGTGACAATATCGGATGCCTGCGCCAGATCCATGTTGGCAGCAGCAGCCAGATTCAGCACCGGGCTGATGCCGTCCAACATGGACTGGGTGTCCCAGCCTGCCAAAGCCATGTAGGACAGAGCGTCAGCCGATTCACCAGCGGTGAATTTGGTGGTCGCGCCCATTTCCTTGGCCTTGTCGGACAGGGCCGTCAGCTCCTCACCGGTAGCGCCGGAGAGGGCCTCGACATTGCTCATGGATGCTTCAAAATCACCTGCGGTGTTGATGCAGTCCATGTAGGCATCCCGGATTTCTCCAAGGGCCTTTGAAATACCGACCGCGGCCAGCGTGGCTTCGACCGTCTCAAGCGCCTCGACCGATTTTTCACCGAATCCCTTTGCGCCCTCGCCGGCCTCGTCCATCGTTTTCTTGAGGTCAACCTGCTTATCCTTGAGCTTATCGACCTCAGTTTCCAGCCGGACGCTTTCCGCCGTCAGTTGCGTGGTATCCACGCCAGCTTCGTGCAGAGCATTCCCGGTGGCAGCCAAACGCTGCTCATAGGTGTTCAGGGAGGCCGTGGTCTTGTCGATCTGCGCCTGTTTGGATAGCAGCTTGTTTTCCAGCGCAGAGGAATAACCCTCGGTTTCCTGAATTTCTTTCTGGATGTTGTCGTACTGCTGCTGCAAAACAGAAAGCCGCTGACGGGTTGCGTCAACGGCCTGTTGCTGCTTCTGGTACGCCGAAATGTCGGATTGTACTTTGTTCAGCTGCTGAATCTTCCCCTGCGTTTCCACAAGGGCAGACTGCGCAGCCTTGAATGTACTGGAAAAGCTGCTGTTCTGTTTAGCGGACAGGTTGAACAGCAGCTCCCACTCTTTACGAGCCACTACTTACCGTCCTTTCTCGCTCTCTGGCGCTCGGCAATGAGGTCATTGCTGCTGCGGATCCATTGCCGGAATTGATACAGGGGCATTTCCAGCCAGTAGGGCGCGGGCGTACAGTTGACCTGTGCCATTGCGAGCACCTGTCGCCGCAGCCACACGCCGCCATCACCAGTTACAAGTCCGACCTCAGCAAAAAATTTCTCGCTTTGGTGCGGATGGTGTTGTAGTCCCGGATGCTCATAGCACCGATGACATCAACACCGATAGGCTCGGTACACGCCCGGCAGGCCATGCGGATGAGGTAGCCCGCACTCATCGAGGGGATGATCACAGGCTGATTCAGAGCCGTAAGCTCGGCCTCAATGGCGAGGGAGTCATTGCCGGTCAGCTTGCCCCAGTCGAACGTGAGGGATTCGTAGTGCTTGCCCTCATAGTCAAGGGGCTTCTGGAGCTTGTGGGTGTAGGTGTACGGGTCAGCAGCGGCAGCAGCCTTTGCGGCGGCAGCCTGAGCTGCATCAAATTCTTTCGGGTCAATGACGGCGTTCATGCTGGATAGCTCCTTTCACGCTCAAAAAATAGGCCGGGGCTGCAAAATGCAGCTCCGGCGGAACGGCATATGCGGATTACTTGCCCAGGGCCGCACGGACACCGGCCAGATAATCCACACCGTTGATGTAGCAGATGAAGTTGAGGGGGTCCAGCTCACGCACCTTCTTGCCGTTGATGTACGTTGCCCAGTAACGGACGGCGTACTCACCAGAGCCAGAAGTGGGCGTTGCGGGGGCAATGGTGCCGCCCTTGGTCGATTTGGGCACGACCACGAAAATGTGCTTTTCCTTCCGTGCCTCAACCACGCCCGAAACAGGATCCTCATACTGGTTTGCCACACGCAGGTCAATGCTGTGGCGGCGCAGCTCCGACAGCCGGACGGACTGCGGCGTGGTGGTGCGGAATTCCAGACCGAGGGTCATAGCCTCCAAATGGCCCAGAATGACCGCTTCGACGTTACCGCCGACACCAGCACCCGAAATGCTCTGCGTCAGAAAGGTAACATCCGGCAGGGTAGCTTTCGACATACCCAGATATTCCACGCTGTCCTCATAGACCGCGAAGTTGATAACGCTCTGATCGATTGCCATTGTAGTACCTCCTCTTTAGGACTGGAGTGCGCTGGTCACATAATCAGCGTCGTATTCCAGCACAAAGTCAATCTCCTGCGCCGGAGAGGGCGGGGTCATGTAGACGTGCAGCTTGATTTTGCCCGCCATCAGGCTGGTCAGCGGGTTCTCGCTTTCCAGCATTTCCACACTGGCACCCAGCAGATAACCTGCGCCAACCAGACCGTTCAGCCAGATGTTGGCGCTATCCAGAATGGTGTCGATGAGGCGACGGTTCATCGGCTTGTCGAGCTTGCTCCAGAACGTCTTGATGAGTGTGTTGGTGACGTAGTCGAACATACGGCTGAGCGGGATGAAGTAGTCCTTCACATCCGTGGACTTGGGGTAGCACGCAGTATGGTTGCCCCAAGCGGTCCAGCCGCCCATAAAGTTCAGGAAGGTGCAGATGCCCGCGGCATCAACGACAAGGGCCTGATTATAGGTCAGGTTGATGGTGTTGCCGTCGTCATCGCACAGGCCGTCGATGTGAACGGTCTTGTTGGAGGGGCTTTCATAGGGAATGCCCTCGTTGCCGGTATCGGTTTCTGCAAGGCAGCCCGCCTCGACGGTGGAGCCGTGGAAACGCAGATCACCGAGGGTGCCGTTGGGCCAGCACAGGATGGTTTTTTCGGTGTAGGTGCCGCTGTTCTTCGCCTGCACCGCAGCGGTATAGGTCTTTGCGGAAATGTCCACCAGAGCCTTGCCGGTAAACATACCGTTGATAGAGCCAGCCTTTGCGTCCATAACCGCTGCAACGGTTGCATCCTGAGAGAAGCCGGGAGCCATAATCAGGTCGGGCACGATGCCGAACATGGTCAGGCACAGCTCGATCTGCTCAACGGCGGCGGCCACATCGGCAGCCTCGGCAGTCTCGCCAACGGGCAGGAAAATGACCGGCTGGCAGGCGCACAGCTTGAAGTGATAGTGCATCACCTCGCAGACGGTGTACTTGGCCCAGTCGTCGTCATAGCCCAGCTGCTCCTTTGCTTCATCATAGCTGGTGCAGAGCACCGGGAGGCCAGCGGTCGCAGGGGTACCGGTCGCCTTGGACAGCGGTGCGGTGCCAATGACAAAGGGAATGCCGCAGGTTGCGGTGTTCGGTGTCGCCACGGCGGTGTCGGCGCGGCTGACATTGATACCATGATCTGCCATAGTATGTATTCCTCCTTACTTGGATTTGGCGAGCATCCGTGCAAATGCAAGGACGGCCTCGCCGCGTGCTTTTACCTTTTCAGGCGTGGTGTGCAGCTCGTCCACATTGATGATGAAGTCGGCCACACCGGGATATTTCTCGGTGGCAATCTTCACATCATCACGCTCTACAGCCTCCGCAGCGGCGCAGGGGTAAATCGTGTTTTTCTGGATGTAGCCCAGAATGGACGGGCCGACGTAAATAGAAACGCTGGGCTTGCTCTGTGCAGGCTCGGCGCTCACGGTGTTTTCGGCGGGCTGTTCCGCCGTGGTCTTTTTCACCGCCATAATTCAATGTCCTCCGTTTGCTGCACGGTCGGCAGCTTCCAGTAGGTGATCATTTCTCCGGCATAGTAGGGCTTCGATTCCTCGTCATAAGGAATGCTTTCCAACTTGTGGTCGGGAGAAATATCAAGAGTGAACTGATACCGGGGCTTTCCATCCGCTCCGACAGCGCCCACCTTGCGGACTTTCAGCAGCTCTACCCGGAAACGCTCCATCATGTTCAGGAGTGCAAGGTCGCCCTCCTGCTCGTCCGGGTTGTAGCAGCAGAAAATAGAGCGCACGGAAACGACCGTGCGCTCCTCGCTGCCGGGCTGCTGTTCCGTTTCCAGCGGAATGACCCGGTGGATGATGTAGGGGGCCTTTTTCTTGGCCGCCCTGCTGTCAGGCAGCCGCATCAGGTAGACTTCCGGGGCACGGTAGGCTTGCTCGGTGTCGCCCTGCTGCATAGCCACCGGGAGAATCATGTCGGCCATGATTTTCTCGGTGAATGCTTTCAGCTGTTCAAGCAAAACCACACTGGTCATATCACACACCCCATCCGTTCAAAACTCGCGTGATTTCATGCTCAATGCGTTCCTCATATGTGGAGGCCATTTTCGCCTCGATGGAGTCCATGACAACCTCATTGGAATACATCATCTGCGGGGTAGCCGGGCCGAAAAGCTCCTTAACCGGGAATCTTTTTTCGCCCTGCCTCTCGTAGATACCATAATGAGAACCCATTTTCGCCTCGAAAGCGTGGTCCAGCGCCTGTCGGGCACTGGATTTCTTCACACGGGTAACAACGCGGCCGCTGCGGTCTACCTTGGTGTCGAAAACTCTAAGGGGGATGACGCTGCCACGGTAGCCGAAGTTGATAGAAACCTCGCCGCTGCTGGCCCGCTGAATGTTGTTGACGTTCTTGGTGCGGTTGGTGAATTCGCTGCTGCTGATGGCGTACTCCTGCGTGACCGCCCGCTTTGCTACCGTCTTTCCGGCAGCAGCGGCACGGGCAAGCGCAGAGCCAACGGCACGATTGGCGCCACCGGGAATCCCGGAAAGGATGGCTGACACGCGGTCAAATCCCTCCTCTGCAATGTCAACAGCAATGCCAGCGGCCACGCTGTGCATCATGGTGTCTGTTGTCACATCACTCATTCGTCAACCGCCTCCAATTCCACCCGCAGCATCCCCATTTCGCAGACAGAGGATGCCACATAGTAGCTGCGGACAAATCCGTTTTCGTCAATGCCCAGTTTGCAGCCCTGCTCCGGCTGCTTCCCGCCGATGGCTGCAATATCGCAATGCAACACCCGGCTTACCCGGTATATGCCCTCCGCATGGTCACTGATGCTCTGACGCACCCGCTCCTTTTCGGAGAGGCCGGTCATGACAATGGGAATATCCGAATACTCCTCACCGTCATAGTAGACCGTGTGCGTTTCTGCAAACTCGTCCAGATTCAGAAAGACGCTGTTCAGGTCTTCCTGCACAGCGTCCTTGAAGCTGCTCATGCGGTGGGCATCGCAGCAGACAGCTCCGGGGTCTCGGTGCTCTCGTCACCGGGAACAACGTCCTCGGCGCAGATAGCCTCGACGAGTTCATCCTTGGTCTTGAGCTGCTTGGTTTCGATGCCCATATCCGCCGCCAGCTTCTTCAGCTCAGCAACAGTCATGTCCTGCAACTGGTTGGGGTCAAGGTGGGCCGTCCCAGAGCCGCCCTGCTGGGTTTCGGCTGTGGGGGTGTCGTTACCTTCCGCAGTCGCCGGAGCCGCCGCAAGGGTGCTCGCCGTGCCTCTGTCGGTGATGTACGGGGATTTTGCCACGCCCAGCCCGATAAGGCGGCGTGCTTCGCTTTCGCTGACCTCGCACTGTTCACCACGCATGACGGTGTGAATGCCCGTCTTGGTGCGGCAGCCATAGCCGCCGCAAAGAATCTCAACAAGCATCGGTATACTTCCTTTCTGGCCAGACTTAGCCGACCACGTTCTTGACGCGGATCCACGGGCAGTAGTTGTGGGGTGCAGCCAGCGGGCGGGCCTTGAGAATGGTCTTGCGCAGGTCGTTCTCCTGATTGAGGCTGAACTTCGGAACACGGCGACTTGCGATGGTGGTATGCTTGGTATCACCGTAGTTGATCTGGGTGATGGCACCATACATCAGGTGGCCGCAGCCGGGAGCGGTGACCAAGGCATCGGTCTTGGGGAACTGAGGCCGCACCTTGCCCTCATCGTCAACATAGGTCTCGTCAACGGAGATCAGGTTCAGCTTGTGCCCCTTGAAGTTCAGGGTGCCACCATAGACCACACCATGATACGGGCTGAGCTGCTCCTCAATCTGGCCCACAATGATGCCAGAGTTCTTGTCCAGCAGGCGCTGCACCTTTTCGAGGTCCAGAACGGCATTGTAGGTATCGGCACCCAGCAGCAGGTCTGCGGAAGCCAGACCACGGCTGGACAGCATATCACACATGGCAGCAACATCCTCAAAGAATTTGCCGCCTTCCTCGTTCCACTTTGCAGCAGGGACATAGATATGGTCGTTCTCGTGGCCGGGGTTGTAGAACTTCACAACCTTCGTATCGCCCTTGGTCTGGTTGTCGATCATTTCCTGCATGGTGCAGCCGTTATCCAGCATAGTCTGGGCACACATCCACTCCTCACGGCGAACGATGCGGGCATCCATATCTACCAGGTCTTTCTGGGTCAGCTTGGCCGCACGCTGCGCCGGGGTGCTGTTGGCATAGATAGCCTCACCGAAGCCACGCTTCGTCAGGTCGTCGGTGGACAGCTCACGGCTCATGCCGATGAATGCAGGTTCAAGCTCATGGATCTCGTAGCCCATGCGCTCCATCGGAATTGCGCCGACACGAGGCGCAACAAAGGCTGCCATCTTCTGGTCGCCGTCCATGTACTCGGTCAGAACCTTGTTGGACGCAAAGATGTCCTCGTCGCTGGTCGGGAAATAGCGGTCACGGAAGAAAGTCTTCTTGGGGACGACCCTCTTATAGACGGCCATCAGGGTGTAGGTATCGAAAAAATTCAGTTCAGCAGGCATGATATATCCTCCTTACAGTGCCGGTGCAGCGGCCTTGAAAAAGATGCCGCCCTCGCGCAGGGCATCCTTGTCAGCCTCGGTCATGGTGTAGCTGTCGGCCACAATGCACTTGTTGGTGTTGAAGCAGCCCGTCAGGTACACAGGGACGGTCACATCATCGGACGTGCCGACCTCAACGTCATCACACAGGATGCAGTTGGCAGTCAGCACCTCGTCGCCAGTGGCCGCGGTGCCCAGCACCACCAGTTTGCCATCGCCGGAAGTGCCGCTGGACTTTGCCAGAATGGTGCCACGCTTGATGGTGGCAGCCTCGGCCAGCTTACGGATGGTGCCGCCGCTGACCACCAGCTTAGGATAGATGTCGGCAATCAGGCCGTCATAATCCATGCTGCCCAGTCTTTTGTTCAGCTCAGTCATTGTAGTGTTCCTCCTTACTTTTTCTCGTCCCCGTCAAGCAGCGCAGCGACGGCAGCATCAGCCGCAGCCATGCGTTCAGCCGGGGTCTTGGGTGCATTGCCCGTTGCATCGGGCAGGGACTCCGGGTCGCCGGTTGCGGATGCGCCCGGCACGGCCTCCACGCCCTGGGCACCGGATGCCTGATTGTCGGCCGCCAGATTCTTCAGGAACTCGTGGCCCTGCGCAGCTGCGGCCTTGGCAGCGCGGAAAGCCAGCTCGCGGGCATCGCAAGCGGTCTTGCCGTACTTGGCCTCCTGAACCATAGTCGGGTCGAACAGGTTGGCCACCTCGTCAATTTCAGACAGGCGGGTGCGCTCGTTCTGGGATGCCTGTTCAGAAGCGCTCTGCTCAAGCTGGCGGCACAGCTCCGGGTTTTCCTTGCGAAGCTCCTCGATGGTAGTTGCCATAGTGGTATGTCCTCCTTCGTTGGACTGGGCGGCGGGTGCCGCCGGTGTATTTGCAGTAGCGGTCGCAGGTGCAGCTGCTTTAGCCATAGGAATATTGCCGGGCAGTTTTGTGCCCGGTCTCAGGTGCAGGGCGTGGCCCTTGGCGTAGATGGTCTGCCGGTCGGCACTTGCGGAGATCTCCACCGGCTCGGCATCATCCAGCAGCTCATTTGCAAAGCCCTTTTCCACGGCCTCTTTGCCGGTCATGTAGGTGGTATCGGACATCATGTGCAAAAGCACGGTCTCGGAGAGGCCGGTCTTCCGCTTATAGATGGAAACCTGACTCTTATCCCATGCGTCGTTGGCATCTGCGGCTTTGCGCAGTTCATCGGCGTTGTAGTTGCCCCAGATGAGCGACCAGCACTTGTGAATCATCACGAGGCTGGATGGGTTGGCCTTGACGGTGTCGCAGGCACACATAATAAGGCTGCCGCCGGACATGGCCACGCCGTCCACAATACAGGTCAGTTTCGTGCCCTTGGCGGCCAGCTCACGCAGCCTGTTGTGAATCAGGATGGAAACGCCAGCATCGCCGCCCACGCTGTCCATGCGGATGGTGATCTCCGAACAATGCTCGACCTGCTGCAAGTCGGACAGGAACTCGCTCTCAATGATGTACTGACCCGGAATCGGCTCACCCGTCCACCAATCCGTGGGCTGCGTGTCCACGATCTGGCCGTACATGGTGATGTCAGCGCTCTGGCCGTCAGTGCTGGCCATTACATAGCAGGGCCGCTGGATGCTCACCATCGGGGTGCTACTCGGTGCTTTCGGCATTTTCTTTACCTCCCTGTGTAGTGACACTTTCTGTGGTTTCGATTACGCCCTCGCTGCCCGCAGCTTTGAGCTGCTCATTTTCGTGGGCCAGCTCTGCGACATTGTCCTCCCAGTCGCCGCCGCCCAGCTCGCGCGTGACCTGCTCATGGGTGCGGAAGCCGTGATGGGTCTGGAGCACGGCGGCCTCGACCTCTTTCTTCGGGTCAAGGGTGCCCTGCACAGGCCCAATCCACCGTGCGCCGCACCATGCAGCACGCACCAGAGGGTCATCAAAAAAGCCCGGGGCGATTACTCGTCCACGGGCCACAGCCTCAGAAAGCCAAATTTCATATACAGGCTGGCAGAAGCTGCCTACCAGCCATGCACGCCGCATCTTGATACCTTCCCATGCCTCCAAAAGAGAGGCACGGCTGGCCGAGTAGCTGGCGTTGAACTCTTTCAGCAACAGCTCATACGGCATTTCTATGGCACCACCCATGAGTTTGCACAGCGTTTTGACGAACGTATCAAACCCTGCGGTGGGAATATTGGGGTTTCCGAACTTGATGTCCTCGCCCTTGCCGAGGTGCGCAACCGTACCCGGCCCCATCTCATACTCGTTCGGGCTGTGGCTGGCGTTGTCAGCCTTTGGGTTGTCCACAGGAACACCGCCGAGATCTCCGCTGCCGGTTTCGTCAAACGGGATAGCGTTCTTCGGGGTATCGGTGACAATCCATGCCGTGAAGAAGCTCTGCACCAGAGCTGCCAGCAGTTCCGACTCCGTATATCTGCGAAGCTGGAGCAGCGGTTCGATAATGGGTGCAATGAGCGGGACACCACGGTACTGGTCCGGACGTTCGGACTCCATAATGTGCAGGATCTGGGGCAGCCCAGTTGTCGCACCGACCGACTCCACTCGCTGCCATTTGGTGATGTCATTCCGCCACTCATGCGGATATGTGTTGCGGACGTGGTAGGCCACGATCATGCCGCTGCTGTCCACTTCCACACCATCATAGATTTTGTTCCCGGTGTTGGGGTTTGTGCCCTCGGTATAGCCCAGGCCATCCAGCATACCGCCGAGCTTATCCGGGGTGGACACACGGTCAGCCTCCACCAGATGCAGCCGCAGCCCGTAGGGGTGCAGCTTGTCCGGGTCACGAATTTTCACCACGGCGAACACATCACCGCTCATAAGCCAGCTTTTCAGGGCCAACTGCTGCAAGCCGTAGAAATCGTTCAGCCCCATGGCATCACAACTGCGGCGGTTTTCGGCCCAAAGCCGGAACTCTGCCTCGGTTTTACTCTGCCACTCTTTGGCTTTTTCCGGGGATAGCCCCAGTACGTTTCGGTCAACGGTCGCTTTCAAGGTCAGCCCGGTGCCAACGATCTTCGTTCGATTCGTGTTGATGGCACTGGTCGCAACAGGTGCGCTCATGTAGAGCATTCTGCTCCGCTGCCGCAGAATATCTGCGTTGTCGTGAATATCGCTGCTCGGAGAGTTGGCATCCGTCATTTGGGGATGGATGAAAAGAATACTGCCGGGGTCAACGTCAATGGTGCGGCCTATGACATTGTTTTCAAACTCCGACTTGCCGACCTGTGAGGACGCAACGACAACGATATGATGGATGCGCGGGTCGGAGAATGCGTCCATGATCTCCACCAGATAGGGCGTGCGGCTGTTACGCCAGCGGCCCTGCTCGGCAGACGCTTCCGGGGACAGGACGCGGTTTTGTGTGGCCCACTCGCTCACGGACACATTGGGCGGGGGCCGGATAGCTGCCACCAGCTTTGACACCAGAGCATTCAGACGGTCAACCGCTGCATTCTCACTCATCGTCGTCACCAGCCAGCTTTTCAGCCCACGCCTTGCGTTCACGGACACGGGCCTCATACTTTGCCGGGTCGTAACGGAACATGGCGATTTCCTCGGCTATCTGATTCACCTCGCCACGCATATACTCTGCCACCTCTGCCGGGTCAGACAGAGCAGCCGCATTGATGGCAACACGGCTGGGCAGCGCCATCAGCGCACCCCGGACGGTGTAGATAAGCTCAGAGGTCATAGCGGCCACATCCTCACTGCGGTGCATCTGCCCGGACAGCTCTTTTGCCTCAGCTTGAGCGATTTTCGCTTTGCTGGCTTTGAGCGTAGCTTCTGCTTTCTGCTTGATGTGGTCCAGCTTTTTGGCCTCTGCCGCTTCCTCTTTGGTCAGCCCGCCACGGGCAGTGCTGGCATTGTAGGCCTGCACTGCGTCACCAAGGACAAATTTTCCTCGACTGACGGTGGTGAGCACCCCATCCTGTGTGAGCTGCTGCACCCTGCGGTTCGTGATGCCCAGCACGGCGGCCAGTTGGGTGGTGGTCACAGTCATGTCAGCAACTCTTTCTTTTGTCGGCATTCAGAAACCACCTCCTTTTTTGTAAAACTCTTTGGAAAATCACAGCGAAGTAATTATACAAACCGTAACGAAATGACTGATTTTTCCCTCACTAACTAGCTTGGTTTCGGGGTCGTCGAGCCCGCTCAGTGTGGGGCACCCCCGTCACAGTACCTTTTCGTCACCGAACGAGCCATCGTCGGCCCGCTCCTGTCCGCTGTTGGGCGGATGCAGAAAGGCTTCGACCACAGCAGGGTCATACTCGATGGTACACTCGATGCTGTCCATAGGGACGCTGGGACAGGCGTATACGGTTACGGTGTTCATGGTGTCGTGCTCCTTTCAGCAGGGAATGCTCACGCTTTGAATCTTCCTATAGGCATCCAGACGCAGCTCCTTCTTGTCGCCGTCGTAGGTTGCCTCGTAGTACATACAGTCAGGGACGGTGGTGGACAGCCAAGCCTTGTTGTTCTGAAGGGTGCTGCCGCACCAGAGTACGCACACGTCTTTCACGCCGATCTTCTGGAGATGTGCCAGCTCAGCGTTTGCATTATAGAGGCTGGCGACGGCAGCAATGGCGGATGCCACAAAATCATAGTAGTCCATAGTGATGATTCCTTTCCTCGAGATAAAGCCCCTGCCCGCATGAGCGCTGGCAAGGACGATTTCATACGCTGCGGATGACCTGAGCCTTGGAGTATGTGTCGTGGCCCTTGGTCATCATGTTCAGGAACTCGTCTTTGGTAAAGCCGGACAGGCGGAAGATTTCTTCGGGCTTCATGCCCAGCTGCTTGCCGATTTCCTCCACGGTCTTGCCCTCGTCAATGAGTTTCTTGACAATGGCTTTCATCGGCTCCAACAGGTGGGTGCCACGGGCACGGTTGTGGGTTATGGTGCCGTACACGTCGGCGCTCTCGTCGCCGTGGTGGTCTACGACTACGACCGGCACTTTGCCGCCCAGCAGGGACAGCAGCGGCTCCCGGCCCGATACAGTCCAGCGATGGAAGCCGTCAATGATGGTGCCGTCAGGGCGTACCACGATGGGCAGTGTCCAGCCGTTGGTCAGGATAGACTGGATAAGCAGCTTCAGGTTTTCCTCGCTGACCTTGTTGGGGTTGTAGTCGTTGGCGTGAATAGTGTTGCGGTCTACCCACTGGAGGGATGCCAGCGGGGCGAATACATCAATGCTTTCCATGGTTCTGCTCCTCCTTGATGCGGGCGTTGTGGTCGTTGTAGATGGTGGTCCAGAGAATGCGCAGGATACGCATTTTGGGGTCTCCGTACAACAGGCCCTCGTACATGGTCTTGTAGTGCTTCTGCTCAGCGATGCCGTAGGTCTTGATGAACAGGCCACGCCAGTGCTCGATGTGGGACAGGGTGTCCTTGGCGATGGTGTAGCGCTCCGGGTGCAGGAACAGAAGGTCTTTGCAGAGGGCTTTATAGTCCTTTTTCTCGGATTCTTCTTCCAGCTCCCCACGCTTGCGGGTGGTGCGCCGGAACATTTCAGAATCCCAGTAGAGCAGAACGAGGTAGGCATTGGGTTCTCGCCGCTGGATGCGCTCCCACAGGTCGTTGTCCGTTTCAGCTATCCAACGGAGGCCCTGTGTGCCGCAGTCACCGAAGAATGCGCACAGCCGGAGGGCATTCTTTCGGACACCCGCCTCATAGAGCCTCATGTAGATCTCAGGAAATTCAAGGTTTCGCTCCTTGATGTACAGCCACACATCGGAGTCCTTCCAGTCGTAGATGGGATAGAACTTGCCGCCGCGGGTGATGCGCTCCATTTTGGTGTTGGCAATGCACTTGAAGCGGGTCAGGCTTTCCGCCGTGCGCAGACCGACAAGCTGGATGCCGTCAGAAAACGCCTTGGAGCAGAACGTCTGGTAGTTCATTTCCCCTGCATAGTGGAGGTAGGGACTGTACATGATGGCAAAATCGGGCGGTTTGCGCATCCAGACATCTTCCTTGCCCGGCTCCCACGTTATCCACGATTCGGAGCTGGACAGGTGGTCAATGACGGACACCTGCTTGAACGGCAGGCAAAACCACAAGAATTTTGCGCCGACCGACAGGAAGTTGCGCCGCCAGCGGTATGCTGCATCGACCATCGAGGGGTAAAGCCCCTCCTCGTCGATGAACGTCACCGTCAGCTGCTTGGGGTCCAGCTCACCGGAGAGAATCATTTCATAAACGAGGTTGGCCATGCACAGGCTATCCTTGCCGGAAGAAAAGCTCAGGTAGATTTTGCAGCCGTTGGCGAACACATTTCGGATGCGGATCTTCGCAGCCTGCAACACGTTCAGGTTGCTTTCCACTACTTTCACAGGCATATCAGCTCACCACACTTCGGGCAGCGGATGTACCGGTGCTGCTCTGCGCCGCTGGCCGCCTCAGGAACAGCGGTTTCCGGCTCGGTAGGTGTAGACAACACCTCCAACACCGGGGAGGGCTGCTGCGGAGGCTCGGAGACGGTGGACACGGGCTGTGGGTCGGGCGGCGCTACCGGATAGGTAGGCGCTGCTGCATAGGGGACGTGTTCCTCATTCTGCTGGCGGTTGATGGACGAAATCTCGCTCTCCGGGAATTCTCCGTAGGAGCCAATCATTTCGTCCGCTTCATCCTCGGTGCTGTTCAGCATTTCCAGCAGATCGGCATCCCAGCCCGGGACATCCACATCACCGTCCAGCTCCTTGACCAGTTCCTCGATGGCATCCACATCAGTGAATCCCAGCTCATAGACCTTGTTGTCGGCCATCATGAGCTTTTTCTTCTGAACATCGGTCAGGCCGACCATGACATAGCAGTCACAGGTTTCCCGGCCCATGCGGAGCAGCGCTTCATACAGACCGTTACCGGCGATGATCTCACCGTCCTCGGCCACGACCAGCGGCTTGACCTGCCCGAACATTTCAATGCTGCGGATGTACTCGGTCAACTGCTTCTCGGAATGCCGGCGGATGTTGTGGGCGGGCTTGTGCAGCTCGGACAGCTTCTTTACCGTGATTTTCATCGTGCATCCTCCTTTCGGTCAGAAACGAGGTGCAGGACCACGGAGGCCAGCAGCACAAAGATGATGATGTACACCCGAAGCTCGCTCATCAGCGTCCAGATGCCCATGACACCCAGCGGGATCACGAGCTGCCACGAGGTAACAGTGAGCACGTCAATGAGAAAGCCGATGTTCTCACCGAACACCAGATACTCCGAATAGAGGTAGGTGGACAGCGAGGACAGCGCAATGATGGTGATCAGGATAGCCTTGAGCGTGTTCAGCAGTGGGCTGAAATTGACCCATGTGAGCAGCGCAGCCAGCACCATGTAGACACCGAACATCACGCCAGCCAGCACAAAGGACTTTTTCATGTTGCCGTGCTGGGTGCCATCTTCATTTTTGTCGTTGTAGGAGAACAGCGAGTAGTAGTACGGATAAGTGAACGGGCCGGGCAGCAGCAGGAAGCCTTTGTAGAGGCCCGTCTGGATACCGGCAGCAGTCAGGCCGGGGTCGATGTTGACGAATGCACCGTGGGTGTATACCAGCGCGGCAATGACAACGACTGCCAGCAGACCGTAAACAACCACCCATGAAAAGCCATCAGACAGGACGTTCCGAATCATGCCCTCTTTCAGAAGCATAAACAGGAACACAAGGCAGGTGCCGTAGACAATCAATGTGCCTCCGGTGGTGCCGATCGGCGTGTCGCCGAAGATCTCATAGATGCCGGACATCTGCGTCCATGTCTGGAACACGGTCAAAAAGCCGATGAAGTAGAACATCACCTTGCTCTGCATGATGCGCCGGACGGTCGGGATGTACTCCGCAAACAGACCGAAGAAGATACAGGCCAGCGAGTTGAAAACCGCCCAGATGATAGCCGCAGCAGCGCCGTTGTTGATGGCCAGCGTGCGGAAGTTCATCAGGGAGCCGACTCCTGCCCATGATGCAACGATGGAACAGGCGTAGAAAATGGTGGGGTTTGCCTTGAATTTTGCCTTGATTTTCTGATACATGGAAAATCTCCTTCTTTGTGACTGGGCACGGCGAAATGCCCAGCTGCAGCACCTCGGCTTTTCGGGGTGCTACGGTGATGCCGCACGCAAAGGAGCAACGTGCGGCCCGGAATCCTCCTTTCAGGCAATAAAATAGCGGCACCCACCGGGAATGGTGAGCACCGCTTGGCTTGATTTGAATTTTGCATCCTAATCATATCACTCGGAGCGTCCGTTGTCATCTGAATCCATCGGTAAGCTTCGGCATCCATCCGAAACCATCCGACAACGTCCGACAGCGAGTGAAACCATCCCCTTGATTCTCAACGATTTCCACTTTGAATTCAACTTTTCAGGGGGTAAAAGTTAAATTCATTTCAATTTTGAGCTGATTTTGTGTGGATTTCATTTTTGGGGCAAAAATAAAAAGCCCCGCAAATGCAGGGCTTATCGGTCAGTTTTTGTTGAGGTAGTTGTATGCCATCCGGCTGACCCCATCTTCGGTATATCCTTTTCCCAGAACTCCGGCAACTTCGGCCCATGAGTAGCAGCGGATAAACCGCAGTCTGAAAACCAGATACATCCGAGCATCCACAATGCTCTTGCAGTAGGCTTCGACTTTGGGCTTTTCCTGCGCTGCCAGCTCTTCCAGCCAGCGGATGCGCTCGTCCATGTCGGCCAACTCTACAGCCAGATCTCCGACTTTATCCCGGACACCCGGCGTGTGGGGCATCCCGGTCAGTTGTGGGGAGGCGGGAGTGATTCTTTGTCGCAGTCGCTCCAAGGCTTCACGGTCTTTTTCGAGGGTCATCTGAATGTCATAGTACTTGGACAATTCCTGTAATGTCACAACCTACCTCCGTCATAATTCAGCTACCGTCTTGCGGCGGCGCCTCTATTATTTTATCACATTTTGCTGTCGGAAGGTAGACCGGAAGTCCACAAATTATGTGGTCTGCACCAATTTTGCACAGGCCGGGCACAGTATAGGTCTGGCCCTGGGCATCGGTGCGCTGGATGGCCGGGTTAAGGGGTATGTAGTTCTCGCAAGACAGACAGCTCATTCGTCCACCCTCTCGATTTTCGGGAACGGTTCGTGCCCCAGTGGAACGGGATCAAATGACCTGTTTGTTGTGTCCGGTGCCTCACGTTTATTTTCTGGGGCATCTAACCACTGCTGATGCTCGATAGCGTGTACAAGGTCGATGCACGTTCCCCATGAATCGTGTTGCCGCTCCCGGTGTCCAAACGGTGGGTAGGCCAGTTTATAGGCAGCCTCAAACATCGTTTCGATGCAATGCTTCCGTTCGTTATAGACGCGGATGTCGTATGGTTTCTCATAGAGTTGCTTTTTGTCCTCTCCATCAAAGACCAAATCCTCTGTCAAGGGTTCAAACTGCCCCATGCGCAGCCTCATATACTCGTCCACAGCCACGCTGATGATACGCAACTGTTCTTCCGAGATTTCAACGCAGTACTTCATTTTTTCTCTCCCTCATCGCCATCATGATAGCTAACGCCGAATAATGCCGGAATCAAAAAGAACCAAAGCGCCCTCAGATTTCCGGTGACGTGGATTGCGGTTGACACCGCCAACCCCACTGAAATCCACTCCGCTGCATAGATAAGCGCAACCCATTTCATTCCGGCACCTCCTGTTTGCCGTTGCCAAAACTCCGGGCAAATACCGCCCGTTGGATAAAGTCCACATCCTCTGCAATAGACCGTACCGATGAATTATCAGAGCGGATTTCAAAGGAACGGAGAATGAAGTGCTTCAAAGTGTCCAGACTGTAACCTGCGATTGACTTCCCGAAGAATGCGGTAAGGATTTCAATAATGGTTTCCTCATGCCGAGCGAACTCGCATCCATAGACTTTGTGTTCAGGAATAAAGGACACCCAGTAGGTAAACCGAGACTTATCGTGACCGGCTTTCAGGTCAAGGCAGCGGGTTTCGGTTTGCAAGTAGCGGACTGCCCGGTCGGTTATCCGATTCAGCTCCTTTTCCCCAATGGTGCAGCCATCCGGGAAAAGTTCTTCCATGAACTGAAGAAAAAGCTGTTCGCCATTGGCACAATCGAACACGTCATGCCATGTGGCAGCCCATTCGGCCATTGCTTCTCTTTTTTCAAAGAGAATTGTGCAGGCCAGTCTGACAAAGTTGGCCGGAGATTCAACCATGAAATGCAGTTGTTCCATTGTCATATTCAGCCTCCATACACGCTTTCTTGCAAGCCTCACACTTTTTGTACGGCTGTTCAAGCCAGCAGTCGAACAGTAAACACTTCGGTTTTCTGTACTCCGGTGGAGCCTTGCGTCCGTGGGTTTGAGTACGAAACGTATGGTACTTGCACACCTCTTTGCCCCAAAAATCTCCGCCGAATTCGCAACTTTCACGACCCGGCGAAACCTCATGCTTAACTGTGATGGTTTTCATTTTTTCACCTCCGGCGGCTCCAGCAGCGGTGCCCACAGCTTCACATGCCCGTAGTGGCCATCCTCTGCACGGTGGCCATCCTCAATGTGCCACGTCCCGTTTTCGACCCAGCCTTTCATGGTGTGGCCGCTCTCGCAGCACACCCATACGATGTCGCTTATCACGGCGCAGTGCTTTTCGCCGGCGCATTCCCAGCTTTCTTCATGGGCGATTGGCGGGTTCTTGGCATCATGCCATGACATCTGGCGCACAAAGTCAACGACCATCTGGTCGGCCTCGTGCAGGGCTTTGGCAGCAGCGTCTTTGCCTTTGAAGCCGTTGTAATATTCAATCTCGGCCAGAGCGTCCAAATCCGTTGCCGGGTCGATGAGGCGGCAGGCTTCTTCTAGGGTCATTCGATGTACCTCCGCTTGTCCTTGTCCCAGTGCAGCGTGATAGGATTGCCGCATTTGCAGGGAATGGTGATCTCCGGCTCCATGGTATTGGTCTTGCCTTTGGCCACCAGCCCGCAGCAGCCGCAGGCGAACTCATAGGGGACAAGCCCCCTCTCAAGCGAGATCGTAGCCCCGCAGCGGCAGCCTATGGACATCTGCGGAACGTGGAGATATGTACCGAACTTCTTGCCGCAGCAAGGGCAGGTCAGGCGCAGAAGCCCACGTGCGCCGGACTCCGGCGGGCGATTACTCTTTCTCATGGTCGGCTCCTTTCTCGGTCTGAAACCGAATCACTTCCCGGAACAGCAGCTCATTGTTGTGCTCCGATTCAGTCATAAAGTTGATGTACTCCCGGAACAGCTGGCGGTCATGCTGCTGCCGGCTGGTTTCGCCCAGCAGGGCACCGATAGCCACGCCCACGGCCAGTATCGCAATGTTGATGAAGATCTGATCAGGCATTGTCATCACCCAGCACTTTCTCGATGAGGTCAAAGACCATTTCCCGGTCTTCGGTGGTCAGGAAGTCAGCCGCCATGATTTCAAACTTGAGGCGGTCAGCGTATTCTTTCAAATCACCCATGGTTTACTCCTCTCCCAGCTGGGCAAGGATCTCGTTGCCCTTGTCCATCAGTTCATCCCGCCGTTTTTTCTGCTCAGCCTCCAGCTTTTTCATTTCCGCCTGATATTTTTTCAGGGTTTCCGGCCGGAAATTCTTGCTCTGGCCCATGCGGATTTTTGCGGCAATTTTCTTGTGCTGCTGAACGGTCTGGCGCAGTTCGGTGTCCGTGGTCAGAATCTGGTAGCGATGGTGGCAGCCGGGGCAGGTGAAATACTGCACCATGTAATCGCCGCTCCATGTACTGCGGATGCCGGCTGTCTGGATGCTGAACGGTGTGCCGCAGCGGTCACACTTTACAAGGTCGGTCATTCGCCATACTCCTTTCTGCACAGCTGGAACGCATTGCAGTGGTCGTCGCAAGTTTTGCAGCACTTGTCGCATTCAGGGTGAGCAGCTTTGCACTTATCACAGGGTGTGTCCGCTTTGCTACCGGGTCCATACACCGCAAAAAGCTGGTGGGTGCCGTCCTGCAAGGCCTTTTCGTCATCGGCCATTTCATAGCCGAGGGCGGTCAGCAGTTCATAGGTGCTGTCGAGGTCGTCATTTTTGCGGTGAACGAACTTGCTTGCACCTGTCGGTCCATTCCATTCCGTGCTCCAATAGCCCTCACGACTACCGTCCGTCGCATCGAAGGCAACCGCCAAGAGAATCTTCTCCGGCTCGGTATCGTAAGCGTTGAACATTTTCAGGGCATCTTCCAATTCCGTGTCTTCCCGAATCTGCTCATCCAGACCGATGCCGAGCAGCCGCAACACGTTTTCGTCATCCTCCATGTGCCGATATTCGGTCAGAATCGGGGTGGAATAAGCCAAGATTTCCGGCAGGTGCTTTTTGCACTCTGCGGGAGTCAAGTCCTTCACGAAGTCCCAGCGCAGCTCGTACATGAGCTTCGTAACAGCGGCAAACTGTTCTCTCGCAAGCTGCTCGGTGGCTCTTGCGGCCTCCCTCGCCGAGTTGCTGGCATCCTCGGCTTCCGTATCGCGAGGTTTGTACAAGTCAATCTGATTTTCACTGACCTTATAGACATAAGCGATCTTGTCGGCATCTTCCGGCATGACGACTTCCTTTTTTGTGCCCCACTTTCCGTACGCATTTACATGCTCATGCGTCTGGTAGGAGGCCTGCGAATCTTCCGTAGCGAATTTTTTCAGCTGCTCAACCCATTCGGCCTTTTGGTGCTGCCATTTTTGCTGCTCCAGCGCATCCTGCATGGCCCGGTTGAAGTTCTGCGTACCGAGGGTTTCCAATACCCGGTTTCGGGCTTCCAAGTCCTCGATTTTGTCCAGCTGGGCGAAATCGGACAGGGTGGCACCGCGCTTTTCGGCTTTCTTGAAGCTGTCGCGGTTCAGTTCCAGCAGCTTGATGCGCCGCCGGATAGTGGACTGGGAGAACCCCGACTTGTCGGAGATCTGCTCCACTGTCTGCCCGAAGTCCATCATCATCTGGAAGCCCTGCGCCTGTTCATAGACCGTCAAATCGCTGCGCTGCATGTTCTCAATCATCATGGTCTGCATCTGCTCCCGCTCGTCCATCTCTACGATGGCGCAGGGCAGCTCGTACACCCCTGCCTGCTGCGCTGCCGCAGCCCGGCGGTGGCCGATGATGATAGTGTAGTCCTCGCTGGACCACACGGCCTTGGGTGTCCATGCTGCCGCTGCTGCGGCGGCATCCCCACCCTCGTCAACGCACTTCGCGATGTACTCCCGGCTGTTGAGGTAGTGGCCGGGGATTACGGTCAGGTTCTGGTACACACCATTTTCCTTGATGCTGGCTGCAAGTTCGGACAAATCTCCCAGTTCTTTGCGGGGGTTGTCGGGGTGAGGGTACAACTGCCGAATGGGGATGTAAGTAATGTCTGCCATAGGGATACTCCTTTCTTATTTCGGGTTAGAAAAACGTGAGTTGCCCGGTTTTGGTTTCGTTAAGAGGCTCGTTTTCCGGGGCTTTAGGCTCATTTTTGATAGATTTTTGCAAATTTGCGGGCTTAATATCGGATTTTTCGATTTTTGCCGGTTCGCCTTTCGGTTCAAACAGCAGGTTCATCTGCGCTATCTGGCGGCGCATATACCACACATCGGTTGAGAAAAGCGGCATATACCAGATACGGTTTTGTGGTCCTGCGGGCAGCAATCCGCGGCTGTCGTAGGCCGTTGCCGGGTTCACGAGTGTGTCACCGATGACTACATATCCAGCGCAGCCCATGAAGCTGCACTGGATGTAGCACATCAGCCCAACGATAAAGTCAATGTCTTGGGCTATGACAAGGACTTTGTTGTGGTAGCAGATATTCCGTCTTTTGCAGACGTTCAAAAAGGCAAGCAGCGTGGCGCCAGCTCCACAGGCCGGGTCAGATACCGAGATAAAGCCCTCCATGTCCGGGTGCAGCTTCGGGTCAAACGTGATCTCGGCCATGCAGCGGCACACATCGTAGGGGGTGAAGAACTGCCCGGCGTGGTCATTGCCCAGCTCACACATCATGTACAAGGAGCCGAGGAAATCTTGGTCGGGGTTCTGTTCCATGCCCATGACCACCTCGGCTAGCATTTCGGCCATGCCGTCCCGCTCTTTGGCGGAGTATTTGGAAATGATGGTCTGATACATCTTGGTGCGCTCCGTGGCGTTTACCTTGTCCGTGCTGTTTGAGATCTCAATAGCGGTCAGGGTGACGAAATCCTCCCAAATCTCCCAGCGGCTATGTTTTCCGGTCAGGCCATTGAAGATTTTGAGGAAATTCTTCTGGTGGTCGTCCCGGATGCTGCGCGTTACTGCTGCCTTTGCCATGGATTATTCCTCCTCGCTGTCTGCCTTGGCGAGGTAGTAGCGGCCATCGTAGAAGTCAATCACGCCGGCCGTTTCCAGTTCATCCAGCAGGGCGATGGCCTTTTCTGCGGTCACACCCATCTGCTGTTCCAGCAGGGCCTGCGTGATGCCGTCGTTCTGCCGGGCAATCTCGGTGGCCTTTGCCAGCTCGTCCTCTGCGGGCGCTTCGGCCTCGGCATCGTCTGCATCATCGGTATCATCCTCGATTTCTTCCAGCTTTTCGGCATCCGGGGGCAGGTCGGGAGCCTTTTCCTCAGGCTCCTTTGCGGTGGTTTCAGGAATTTCCGGCATCTTCCCGCCGATGGCTTTCAGCCGGCCGCTCTCAATCAGCTCACGGAAGAAGAACTGGCAGTAGTAGGAGTGCATATTCTTGAAGATGTTCTTGATTTTGCCGAACAGGGCATCCTCAATGGTGAAGGTCTTGCTCATGCGGTAGACCAGCACACCATCCTTCATGGTAAACAGGAGGTAGGCATCCGGGGAGATGTAGCTGTCCTCGCTGGCGGTTTCCAGCATGGACATCTGTTCGCCCACGCCCTTGATGGGGCGGATAATCAGCTTGATGGGGTAGCTGTTCTTGATGAAGGTGTAGGTCAGGTCGTGCGCCTCGCAGATGTTCTTCAGCTTGGTGCGCTGGGCGGCGAACTTAGAGGCTTCGTTTTCGTAGCTATCCATGGTATGTGCTCCTTTCAAGTAGCAGAAAAATGATAATCGTTATCCCGGTTCTCAATGGCGGTCAGACCCACAGCGTAGGCTGCCCACACATCGGCTTTGAAGCCGTAAAAGAAATCCGGGTTCTTTTTTGTACCACGGCCATTTTTGAGGTCGTGGTCTGCGAATCGGTCAATGAGTGCCCGCCGGATGGCGGCATCATTGGCGCGGGTGTTGTGGCAAATGTGTCGCTTCTCCTCGATGCGGCACAGCAACCGTACCGGGCAGCAGGCGTTCAGGGCTTGGTAGAAGCGGCCGATCCAGAGGACGGTATCGAACACCTCCCGGCCTACCGACATTCCGTAGGAGGCCACCATCTCGATGACCGCCCACCGCCAGCCCTGCTCCGTGGCAGAGGCCAGCTTCCGCAGCAGCTCGGCGTTGTCAACCTTGCCGAATTCCAGCGGGCGCAGGGTGTTGCGATCGATAACGCAGTAGCCAGACTGGGCATTGCCGGGGTCAATGGCGATAATCGGGCAAGTTCTCACAGGTACGACCTCCCGAATTCTTTGATGAACTGCGCTTCCGGCCACCCGTAATACTCCATAGCCTTTTTCTGTGCCCACTTTTTCAAGCGGAGGTCTGCCTCCCGGTTGGTATGTACGGCAGTCACGCCGTTCTGGTGGCACCAAGGGCAGAGGTTCGCCCACAGGCCAAGCCGCTTGCTCTTATCCCGGTACGGTCCGAAAAAGACTTCGTGCCGGGCGGTGCGATACCGCCCGCAAATCAGACAGGTGGGGCTCTGGCTGAGGATGCTGGGTGCATAGCCATTGCTGTCCAGCCTTTCCCCATATTCGTTCATTGCCATGTTACGTCCTCCTGCGCTGGAAAGGCAGCTGGGAAACCTGCTGCATTACAAGCTGAATTTTGTCCTGAACGTTCTGATCGGCCAGCACATTGACAGGCTGTGCGGCCACGCCGATGCGCCCAAGGGTCTGCGCCCGGACACGCTTCACGAACTCGACTTCCTGACGGCGGAATTCCTTTTCGACCTTGGCCTCACTGCTGCTGCCATCGAGGTCAACGACTTCGAGATCGCCCGACTGCATGGCATCGGCAGCGCAGCGGCGCAGCTTTTCCATCGCCACATCCATCCCGTCCTCGTGGCCCCATGTGTTCAGCTGCTCGTAGTTGGCACGGCTTTCTTTGAGCAGCCGGGTCATGCGGTCAGGCCCATAGTGCAGCACATCGATGACAGCCTTGGCGTAGATTTGCCATGCGATTTTGGCTGCTCGGTTTCCGGCGATGCAGTACTGCTCCTCTTTGCGGTTCTTGGGCGCCCGGATCATCGGAACACGGTAGTCGGAATCGACAATTCCGGCCAGCCAGCTTTCCCGGATGGAATCAGCCTTTTGCTTGGACGGTCTGCCGTTGGCATCCGGGGTCATAATGACCGAGGTGTTCTGCTCTTCCAACTCGTTCATGCGGTCGGTGATGCGGTCCAGCCGGATCTTGCCGACACCGAACTCCTGATGGAGTGCAATCGTGGTGCACCAGCACACAATCTGGCTGATGGCCTGCTGAGTGCCATCCATCTCTGCCTGAAACGACTTTTTCACGGCTCTGCACCTCCTGAAACGATCCAGACCCGGCGGGAACCCCAGCCAGACCAGCTTAGAGCCTCCGCATGGGTGTTCACCGCCACGTCCAGCTTGTTACCTACCACAGCACTCCCGGTGTCCTGAACGACCCGGAGACCTACACCCTCAATATAGACCACCGTGCCGTAGGGCAGGATGTTGGTGTCAGCTGCCACGGTCACGCCCGGCTGCACCTTTGCGCCGCTGGATGTAATTCCGTGTCCCTCGCCGCAGATGTGGGCGTATTCTTCGGCACAATAGGCCGTGCAGCTGAACGACCCGGCGTATGTAAGGGTCAAATCGGTCTGGGCGTTCAGCTCTGCGGTCAGGTTATCTACCTCAGTCTGAAGCCGGCCGACATTTTCCTCCGCGTCAATCGCCCGCGTCTGCCAGTTCTGGAAACGGCTGGCGTAAATATCCCGCTCGATTTCCAACTCGTCCACCCGCCGGGAGTAGGCCGTGCTTGCGAGGATGCAGCCAACCATTGCGCACGAAACGCCCACGATCAGGCTGTGAAAAGGACTTTTCCGCCTCATGCCATGCCACCTCCAATCTGCGCCGGAGCTGCCCCACCGGGCAGGGCCGGGGGCTGCAAGCTCTCGATCGGAGCCTCGGACACCGCCCGGACGAAGCCCGGCTTCACGAACTGGAGCAGGTCTGCGCCGTCACGGCCAAAGGTCATGCTCAGCTCTGCCGGAGAGCCAGCCCAGCGCTGCACCGCCACCGGCAGGGCGGCGAAGATCTCAGCATTCCGGGTTTTGAAGTTCTCTCCGGTGAGTTTGCCCTCGCTGGTCACCAGCCCGCCGTGGGTCATGTAGTACAGATTTGCCGTAATCTGCTTGGCGGCGGTCGCAGCCTGTGCCCAGAGGTCGTTTGCCGAGGGAAGCCCGGCGGCCAGCAGCTTCTTGACCTCGGCGCACCAGTCAACAATAAGCTGATTCTGGTAGCGGCACTGCGTAAATGCAGTGTACAGGGCCTTTTCCACGATTTCATCCGGGATAGCACCGAACGCTTGGATATAGATTTTGGTATCTGCCATGCGTTCCTCTTTGCTGCGGATGCGGCCGTAGTGATCATCAATGACCACCAGCAACTCCATCAGTTTTTTGTCTGTCATGTTGAACCTCCCAAAAGTTCACCGAAAATTTCATTGTAGTCCTCGGCAGCGGAGCGTTTGGGCTGCTGACCCGCCGGGGGCTTGCGCCGCTCGTCACGGGACTGCACGTCACCAAGGGTTCTCACACCCTCGTTTTTCCATACTTTCAGGATGCCGTTGACGTAGGACCATTTGCGAACCCCGGCCAGAGCGGCCTTTTTGATGGCCAGCAAGATGAGGTCGTCCGTGAAAATCTCCCGCCAGCCCAGCAGGTCTTCCCGCGCTGCTGGTGGGAAACCTCCGAGATTGTCCTCGAAAGAGCGGATGATCTCAGCCAGCCCAGCATCGACGGTCGGACTACCGTTATCTCTTACTCTTTCTCTGTTCTCTATATCTTTATCTTTCTCTATCTCTTTCTCTGTAGGGACATTTTCACCACCATCAGTGGACACATTGTGTCCAGTTGTGTGTCCGGTGTCGTGTCCCGCCTGTAACTCCTTATTTGCAGCATTGCTACGAATTTTACGATTTTTTGCTGCCCAGTCGGTTTCGCTGCCAATCATGTTCTGATAATCAGAGATTGACAGAGTTCCGTCCGGGTTTTCAAAAATCAATCCGATTTGTTTATAAACGGTCAGAGCCAGACGGACGGTTGACAAAGGAAACCATTTGCATTCCCTCTGAATCTTTTCGGCATCGTAGGGGATGAGCATTTCTCCGATTTTGGAAACCAAACAACCGTTTGTGTTGATGGTCTTGAGGCACAACATTTGATAGAGAACAACATAGTTGGCACCATCCGGCTGGCTCATAAGGTAGTCGATTTCGTCCGAGGACATGAAACTATCTTTGAGCTTTATCCAGTAGTACCGTTTGCCAGTTGCCATCAGCGAACCTCCTTAGAACGGCAGATCGTCGGCATCGTCCAGAACTGAGAAATCATCGTCACTACCCTGCGAGAAGTTCTGACTGACCTGAACATTACCGGGATGATCGGACGCGCCCTGCCATTGCTGGCGCTGGCTCTGGGTAGCAAAACCCATCTGCTGGGGCTGCGGCTGCTGGTTCCGGTAGGTGGCCGGTGGCGGGTTCGTCCCGCCATCATCCACGGGCCCTTGCTGGTTCTCCTGCTTCGGCCCCGCAAAATAGATGTTGTCCACCACAAACTCAATCGCCGTGCGGTTATTGCCGTTCTTATCCTCAAACTGCCGCGTCTGGCAGCGAGAATGAACCACAGCGGCGCTTCCCTTACGAAAGTACTTGCTGACGAACTCCGCCGTCTTCCCCCATGCAGTAAAGGTGAGCCAGTCCGTAGGTCGGCGACCGTTGGCATCCACCATATCCCGGTCAACCGCCATACGGAAACTTGTCACCGTTTTTCCCGTCTGGGTGGTTCGCAGCTCAGGGTCGGCAGCAAGCCGCCCCTGAAAAGCGCAACTATTCAGCATTAAAAATCACCTCTTTCATGAAAAGCTGACTATTTAGCCCACTCTTCCTTGTAATGGGCCAGCTGTTCCGGAGTATCGGTCTGGATACCCAATTCCTTAGCTTCCTCGATTGCTCCATCCACAAGGTGAGCAAACTCCTTTGAATCCATTTTGTGACTTTCCTTGTAGACAAAATAGCAGGAGTAGTCTTTGCCGTTTTCCTGCCGGGTTTCATAGAGCCGGACATAGGGATAAAAGTCACATGGATCCACGGTCGGAGGGAGCTTCAGACCAACAGGCTTGCCGTCCTTATCGCGGGCAAGCGCTCCATACGAAACAACGAGCCGCCGCTTCACGGCATCCTCGCTCTCACCGGTCTCCGCAGAAATCTTGTTGCACAGAACGTGGAAATACGCATTTGCCGACAGGCTACGCTTTTCCCTGTGCTTTTTGATTTCCACGTCCAGAATCGGCTCCTGATGGAGCTTGTCCCAGATTTCCCGGAAGTCACCGTTGAGTTCCAGCGTGACCCTCTGTTTCCCGCCGAGGGTAAAAGCCATGTCCACCAGCCGCCCGGTCATGTGGCATCCTCCTTGTCCTGATGGCAGTGCATATAGATATAGGCACTGTTCGGCCCCATGTTGGCGTACAGCCAATCATTGATTTTGGCCACACTCATGTGGTCTCGCAGAACACGTTTTTCATAAATGTATTCGCCAGTCAGCTTCTTTTCTGCAATTTTGGCCTGAATGTCCTTGTCGTCATAGTTGGCCTCAACCATGTACAAGTCATAGTTCGGGGCGGAAATGCCGTTTAGGCTATTCATGTCGGTACAGTAAAACAGCTTTCTCCCGTCCAGCCAGACCTTCCACCCGCAGTTTGGAACATTGTGCTTGACCATGTGTGGAATGACGTTGCAGATTCCGTATCCGTACAGGTGTCCCGGCTCCAGAACGTCAATCTGCGAGACCGGCACCCCTGCATCCACCAGCGGCTTGCACAGCCAAGCACAGCAGGCAAAGCGGAGCGTCGGCCGGTTGGAGGCCAGCAGCCGCAATGTGGATGGATGAAAGTGGTCACTGTGGATGTGGGTCAGCAGCACCAGCTTCAACGTCCGGTATTCCGCTGCCAGTGCCTTGAACGAAACCCCGCAATCAATGAGGATTTTGTGCTCGATCACCACCGCATTTCCCTGACTTCCGGTGGATATGATGTTGTAGTTGATCATAACGAACTGAGGTCAACTACCGTTTCTACGGTTGTCGGTTCTCCCTGAGAAATATCTCCGTGCGGCAGAGCGCCCTGACCATCACCTACATCCGGTTTCCCGGTGTGCAGCTCCGGCTGTTCGGATGCACCAGGCATAGATTCCGGCTCGGTGACGATTTCGCCATTGCCGTCCACCATAGACACGGTGTTGTCGCTCTCAAAGGCTTTGGCCATCTCGATGCTCATAACACCCCAGCGAGAAATAAGCTGTCGAAGCATGGTTTTCTTTGCCATGTCATCGAACGACTTATACCAAAAGGACGAATACTTCCACATTTCGCTCTCCGGGATTTTGCCAGCCAGCAATTCCTCGTACTTCTGCCGACTGAACGCCTTGGAGTAGGTATCTGCGTGGTTCATCATTTTTTCTTTGGACCAGTACAGCACCTTGCGGAAACCGTTCATGTACTCAAAGTAAGCCATGTAGCCAACGGTAGGTAACGCATCCCGCTGGTCATCGTCTTCGATGAACTGGAACTTGGGCTTGCCGGTCAGCGAATCTTTGCCGAGGTATTCCCCTTCCTTGATTTCCATCACATCGAGATCCGCATACTGACCACTGCGCAATGCCAGCTGAACATACCCCTTGTAGCCAAGCACGAACGTGGCCGTGGTGATTTCCGGTCGGATCAGTCGATTGTTGCGGTCATACTTGGCTTTCTGCTTGAACGGGACCAGATAATACTGACCCAACTGCGGGGACGGGCTGAGGTTCAGGCTTTCGCCCAGCAGGGCACCGGCAAGAATCGTACCGGCATCGCATTCCTGCAAAGCCGGGTTGACAGCCACCGCACTGGTGATGGAGGCTGTAAAACGGCGGGCGCGGGCCGGGTCACGCAGGGTGTTGGAGATCAAGGACTGGTAGCTCTTGGTGGTGATTGCTACGGAGAACTTGGGTTTCTGCTGCGCTTGCAGTTGATTATTAGGCGTTGCCATATTCAATACCTTCCTTTTCAAGATAATGCTTCAAACCAACGAGCTGGGCCTTGGTGCCCTTTGCATAGAAGCGGGTCATGAAGATAGGTTCCGGCTTAGGCTGCGGTACCGGCTCCTGTTCAGGCTGCACGGCGATTTCCGGGTCTGCGGAGATTTCCTGCGCCGGTTCAGGCTGGGCCTTGGCTGCGGCCGCAGCAGCGGTACGAACCTTTTCAGCAGCAGCTTCCCGCTCTGCCTGCCGGGCGCGGCGTTCTTCTTCACGTCTGCGCTGTTCTTCCAGCGCCTTGTGCCGGTCAGCCACGGTCTTGATGGCAGTGGGCAAGTCCAGATTGCTGCGGTACTCCACCATGATCTCAGCGGCGTTATCCATGCCCTCGATGGCGGCCACGTCGGCCACAATGCCGTCCACAAACGCCTTTGCCTGCTTTTTCAAAGAAGTCAGGCTGTCACTCATAGTGACCTTCGGGCGGTAGGTCAGATTATCCAGCCAGTCAATGTTGGCGGCTTCCACCAGCTCGCCGTAGTAATCCATGAGCTTTTCCGTTTTCTGAGCCACAATACCAGAGGTCACATCCGCAATTTTCTGCTTCAACTCGGCATCTGCTTGCTGGAACGGTACCGTCACACACTCCCGGTAGACCTGCTCAAAGGCATTGTAAGGCTCAAGGATTTTGTCCTTGACAGCAATGCGCTGGGCCTCGTACTCCTTGAATTCCTTGGTTAACTGCGCGCGGGCATCCTTGACGCTTTTATAGGTCTGTTCGGTGCAGACCAGTGAAAGAGCTTCGGCAGTGCGCTGCTCAATATCGGCCTTAACGCTGTGAAGCCGCTCGACAATGATGGGCAACTGCTGAAGTTCAATGACCTGCAATGCGGTATCCTGTGCCATGTTGCATTCTCCTTTCATTTTTTGAACATGATGTACTTGCCAGTGGTGCGGTTGACCAGCTCCATGAAGTCCGGGCCATCCCGGACACAGAGGTACAGGCGGAAATCCCAGCCCTGTGCGGAAAGGGCCTCTTTCTGCTTGCGGGTCAGCTTTTTGCCTCTTACTTTCAAAAAATCACCCCCTCCTCGGCCTTGTTGACAGCGATGTTCAGAGTGATGGTCTCCCGGCAGCGGAGGCCGAAGTTGCCGCTCGGGCCGAACATCTTGGTTTTCTCGAACTCCCTTGCGCTGTACACGCTGGAGCAGTTCAGGATATTGGGAATGCGGTCGGGATGCACTGCCCGGAACGCCTGACACGCCATGTGGTAGTTTGGTGCCCAAACCTCCGTCCACCCACCGCAGTACGGCTGGACATCATCGGGACCGTAGGTGAAGTAGAATTTTTCCAGATCCATCATTCGGCCTCGCTTTCGTCCTTGATGCTGATGCCGAGCGCGAAAAGCAAGAGAATCAGGTTGGTTTTATCATCCTCGGTCAGGCTCACAAAATCACGCTCGCCGTCCACAAAGCCCTCGCCGAGAATCACGGCGTTGCCAGCAATGGGCTGACCGTGTTCCGGCGTGCCATAGAGGATGCTGGCAATGTTATTGACGGGGGAGCCTTTCAGCAATCCCTCATCATCTACCACCATGCAGAGGCCTTCCGGCAGATACTTGGGATGAACCACCTCGATGTAGCCGCCGACCTCTTTCTGGAGGTTATCCAGCAGCGGTTCGCCGAAGTCCTTGAGCTGAATCCGATTCTCAGTGTCAAATACCAATCCTTTCATAAAAATCACTCCTTTCCCGGGAAGCACTCGTTGACTTCCCATGCATCTGCGGCCTCTAAGCAGCGGTCGCAGCCAACGATTGTGCCATCATCGGTGCGGTAGATGGTATCGCACCTCTGGTGGCAGAGGGGGCACACAGGAGGCTCAGGATAGCCAGCTTCTTCGTCAGTCGGATACAGCATCCAGCACCTCCCGGAGCTTGCGCCCCATCCAGCGGCCTACATCATCGAACATCCCCATGCTGTCCAGCCAGACAAACAGGGCTGCGATAACAGAGGTCACAGCAAACTGCGCCGCCGGGGCACGAGCTGCTGCCTGTTCGGCGGTGATGCCGTACACGATCATCAGAATCCGGGTCATTCCTTACACTCCCTTTCTTTGCGAGCCTTGCGGGCAGCCGTTTGGGCTTCCAGCTTCTCGCGGTTCCCGGGCTGGGCGATGAATTTTTTGAATCCCGCCAGCGTCACGCGGCCAAAGCTCTCACCGACTTCCGGGGGAATATCGGCCACGTTGATATGAATTGTGGTGTCCATGTGATCCTCCTGTGTAACCGATTAAACATCGTCGGCAAAAAAAATCTGGTCAATGCTCACGTTCATGGCTGCGGCCAGAGCAACCAGCGTCTTGGTGGTGGTCACTCGCTCAGTACCGGCTTCCAGCGCAACGATAGTGCCCCGGCTAATGCCGCTCTTTTCGGCAAGTTCCTCCTGGCTCATTTTCAAAGACTTGCGAACCTCTTTAATTTTGAAGCCCATTCTTGTCACCTCCTATCTTTTCGGTTCACAACGGATTTTGTTTAATCGGTTGCACACACATAGTACAACATCCCATGGCCTTTGTCAAGTTCATTACACAAATTTTGTTTAAGAAATTACACAAAACTCATTGACAGCGTCTCGACTATAATTGTATAATGGATTGTACAAAACGGAGGGATTGAACATGACCTTGAAAGATTTAATCATTGAATACCGGAATGACCACGGACTGTCTCAACGGCAATTTGCTACTGCTTGCGGGTTGTCTAATGGCTATATTTCGATGCTGGAAAAGGAAATGAACCCCAACACTAAGCTCCCGGTCACGCCAACTCTCCCTAAATTGAAGCAGCTTGCATCCGGAATGGGAATGAGCCTGACTGATTTGCTGGTCAAGGTTGACGATATGCCAGTAGAACTCATTCTTGATGATGCAGACAGCAAAAAACTCGTCCCCGAAATTGAGGACGAGCTGGATGCAGAGATTATGAAAATTATTTCAGGTCTTACTCCGGAGAAGAAGCAGCAGGCATTGAGCTATATTCAGTACCTTGCGCAGTCCTGAGGAGCCGAAGCAACTTGATTTTTTCAGCAACAGTCAGTAAAGCCAGCGATTTTTGAATGGATGTGCATAATTCAGTATCATTCATGGGTTTGCAAGTCCTTTCTTGATAAAATAACCACCGGCAGCAACTGAATTATATCAAATACGCACCCGCTTTTCATGGAATCGTGGAATTATACCGAAAATCGGAAAAATTTGTGCGTTTTCGGCATAATATTGTGAATTACGTTGCGGAGGCCGTTTTATGAATTTGAAAGAAATTGCGCTTCGACTGAGAGAATATAAACGGGTGTATGTAGCTGGAACTCCGGTTATGTTGCGAAGCCGATTAGATTTTCTCGATATTTTCTCAGCATACGGTTTGACTGCGGATATGAGTGTGTCGAAGAAGATTGGTGTTTTGGTTGCGTGTAGCAATCCAATGCAGAAGAAAATCGATCAGGCCAAAGCTCTAAATATTCCGGTCATTTCAGAACAGCAGTGGTTTGAGCTTATGCCAGAACTGGAAGCACTCGGAATGTGGAACGGAAAGCCAATTCCGTTTGCAGATGATAATGGAATTTACCATATTGATATGGGCGGTGATGGTTGATGGCCCGAAAAAAGAATATTGCTGCTGGCCTCGATGCCGTCATCTATGCCCGGTACTCGTCGCATAACCAGCGAGAGGTCAGCATCGAGCAGCAGATCGCAGAGTGTACGAAGCACGCAGCTGCGCTTGGACTGCGCATTGTCGGTACATACGAGGACAGGGCAATCAGCGGCAAGACCGATAAGCGGCCCAACTTCCAGCGAATGATGCGGGATGCTGAAAAAGGCAAATTTCAGGCGGTTGTGGCATGGAAGTCAAACCGCATTGGCCGCAATATGCTTCAGGCAATGGTCAACGAGGCCAAACTGGAAGACTGCGGCGTGAAGGTGTTCTACGCCGAGGAAGATTTTGACGATACAGCCGCCGGGCGTTTCGCATTGAGGAACATGATGAATGTGAATCAATTCTACAGCGAGAACATGGCGGAGGACATCACCCGGGGGCTGTATGATAACGCCAGCAAGTGCATGGCGAACGGTCGGCAGCCCTTGGGCTACAAGCGGGGTGAGGATGGCCGTGTGGTGCTGGATGAAGCGAATGCGGCCGTTGTGCGGGAAATATTCACCCGTGTGGCTGCTGGTGACCTGTTCGTGGACATTGCGCGAGATCTCAATGCCCAGGGCATCAAGACCAGCAAGGGAGCCAACTGGAACAAAGGCAGCTTCCAGAGTATTTGCCAGAACGAGCGGTACCGGGGCATCTACATATACGGGGATGTCCGGGTGGCCGATGGCATTCCACGCATAGTGAGTGACGATTTGTGGTACAGGGTACAGGAGGCCATGAGGATGAAAAAGAACCCAGTTGGAACCCGGCACCGTGTCGGGGCAGAAGATTATCTGCTGACCGGGAAACTGCGCTGCGGACACTGTGGCAGCTACATGACGGGCGTATCTGGAACCAGCCGAAATGGAGAGCTGCATTACTACTACACCTGCCAGAAACGGCGCACCGAGCACGCCTGTGACAAGAAGAACATCCGCCGGGATGTCATTGAACCGGCCGTAGCGCAAGCCATCAAAATGTACTGCCTGACCGACGATGTCATTGAATGGATGGCAGATCGGACGGTCGAATACTGGGAAAAGCACGACAATGACCTCCAGATCGAGGCGCTGGAGCAGCAGTTGGAGGAAAATAAAAAAGCCACCTCGAATATGCTGAAAGCCATCGAGATGGGGATTATCACAGAGGCCACCCGCACCCGGATGGTCGAGCTTGAGACTGAGCAATCCCGGCTGAGCGTCCAGCTGAATGCGGCCAAAGAGGATGTCGTGAAAATCGACCGGGAGCAAATCATCTCCTATCTGGAACTGCTGCAGCAGGGTGACATCCACGACCGGGATTTCCAGATGGAACTGTTCAAGAACTTCCTTGTGGCTGTCTATGTCTATGATGATAACCGCATGAAGCTGGTTTTCTCCTGCATGGGAGACCAGAACAGCGTTGAGATTCCCTTGGAGACCGGAGAAGACCCGCCGGATGGCGGGCTGTCACCGGATGCTAAAATGTTCGTTTTGACTCCTGATAGCTCCACCAAAAAAGCACTGTACTTCGCAGGAAGTACGGTGCTTTTCTTTTTGCTGAAGCCGATTTTTGGGGGCTGCATTGCTTCGCCTGCACCATTTTCAGGCTTTTGCAGGCAGTTCCTATACAACCCCCAATTTTTGACTTTACATCATTTTCAAAAAGGAATGTTTGCCGCCCGGTTGTTCAGCAGACAGCTACATCATCCCCCCTCAATGTACCGCGTAAGATCAAAGTTGCCTTTTCGGGCATAA